TTACAAATGCAGGATAGCACGACGATTACCGATGCCTCCCATTTTACAGGAAATGTGAAGCCAGCGGAAATTGCGTTCGTCGATAAGTTGGTCGAACGAAATATCGCTTGCGCAGATCATGTCGAATAGTTGCTTGTTCCCCTCGACCGTTCCCGTCGTTATATCAGCGGCTTCGCCTTTGACGTGCTGGCTGGTCGCCACGCCTCCGACGGCAGCATTGAGGGCTGGCGACCGATACCCGCTGTTTACGCCGATAGGTTTGCCCCATAGCCGACGGATTGGGTCGAGGCAGTTATCCATTAGGTAATTCAGGCGTCGGAGAACGTCGTGTGGCGGCGTGTTCTGGATTCCCCTTGCTTCCGCCGTGTCAGAGTGGAGCAATTCGGAAAGAGTGAAATGCTGTGCCATACCTACCAGCGTTTGAAGATTGCGAAATGTACGATCTCGCCGACCAGCGTACCGATAGCGTCGGCGGCAATATCGAGCCAGTCCCAGCGTCCGCCGCTTTGCATATCTTTGATTTCAGCCGTCAATCCTGCGCCGACGCCAAATTCCCAGCCGAGTAAAGCTGAACCGATAAGGCATCCGAGCAGGTGCAGAATGCGGTTCGACTTGAACAGGAAAAAGTCGCTCACTTTTTCCAAAACTGCGGCCATTTCGAGGGCCTTTTTCAAAATGTAATTCATATCGAATCCGATTTAATATGTGTCTTTATTTACTTTTTCAGCCCGGTTGTCTTCCTCGATGTGGCATTGTTCGAGTTCGTCAATACCGAGCCGTCGCCCCAGCAACGAAAAGACGTTAAATGTTATCCGCTTGCCTTTTGCTGCAAAATAGTTAGACAAGCACGACGATAGTTCATTACCGTAAATGATGGCGAAAATCAGGTATTTCAGCCAGTCGGCGGCAAATCCTATCGAAATAGTAATGCCGAGCATGACCCAGCACAGGTATTCGCACATTTTGTTGACCGTGCGGCGAACTGCCCGCGAAATGCGCACACGCTCACCCCTTTTTCGGGCTGCTTCACAGCCGAAAAAGAGATCGCAGACGATAACCACAGCTGCAACGACCAACCAAATGATCGAATCCGCAAGCGCTTGATAGAAAATCGACGTCAATATCGCTGTCGCCGAGTTCTGCACGACGGTTTCGGTCATTGTCGATTGTTCGGTTAGCGGGTTCATACGGCGTCGATGTTATGCGCCTGCTCTTCCTCGGCTCGTTCCGCATCTCGCGTCGCTTCGAGTTTGGCCAGCGTCTGTTCGTTTCGGTTGTATTCGGTGTTTGCGGCCTCGTATCGGGCGAAATCGTCGGGGTATGTTTCACGAAACGACGTTCCGTTTTTGAAGCATTTCGCGGCCCGTTCGTCCGACGATGCCATGATCGCGCGCAGTTCCAACTGGCGCGACTGTAATTCGTTAATTTGCTGCTGTGTTTCCATCGTTGAGTAAGTTTTTGAGTGTGAATAAATCGCGTCTGCGTTGTTTGCGGACGTTGTATTTGCAGATTTCCCGTTGCCGGAAATGTTTGACGACCGTTGCCGTCGTGATGTCGTCGTCGAAACGGATATAGTCGCACCATACGGTTCCGACCTCTGCGGCGATGCGTTTACGAATGTTGAACGTATCGAAATGCCGCATCAACCCCAAATAGGAGTTTAGGATTGTCGCCAGCTTCTCGACATGCCGGGCCTTGCGGCGGCTACTGTGTCGGCACGCTTCGTTGTAGTAGTGAATCTTTCCGAAACACCGTGCGACGGTTTGGTTGTTCGTGTAGACGCGGTTGTATTTGATAACCGCACCTAAAAACTTGATGCCTTTCGAGTAGTGTTGCAGGTAGAATTTCCGCGGGTGCATCGTCAGTCCCCGTTCTGCGGCGAAATAGTTTCGAATATAAGGCATGGCCGTAAGAAACGATGCCTTATCCCGGACGACGAATGCGAAATCATCGACGTAGTTCACAGGAGCGAGGCCAACGGAGCGCATCCACCGCATCGCGGGTGCGTTGTAGAAATTCGCGTCGGATTGCGACGTGAGGTTCCCGATGGCTAAACCGAGGAACCAATCGACATTGTAGAGGCTCTTCGAGCGCGGCAGGTCAGCCCAATCGCAAAGTGGAGTTTTCCGCACGGCGTTGTCCTGCGGATTATGCAGCGTAACGACGCGGATAAGATACAACAGCGTATCCTTATCCCATCCCTCGTAGCGTTTGGCGACCAATGCGACCAACTCGTCGTAAAGACGGCGTTTGTCGATGCTCATAAAGAATGATTGCAGGTCGAATTTTGCCACATAACAGTCGGCGGTATAACCTTTCGACTGGTGGAATATCTGCTGTTGTAGGGCCTGTATGGCCGCAAGGTTGCCTTTCCCGACGCGGCAACTGAACATGTTATCGTCGAGTGTTCCGCATTCCTCGAAAAGAGCTTCGAGGCGCATGACGATATAGTGCTGCACGATTCGGTCGCGGAAATCGGCGGCTACCACTTCGCGCAGGCATGGTTTCGTAACGATAAATGCGATGGATTGCCGCGGGACATATTCGCAGTTGAACACCTCGCGGGCGAGCGCGACAAGCTCGCTTTCTTCATCAAGCCAAAAGCGTATCGCGTTAGCGGTATGCACTTTGTTTTTTAAGCATAGGCGATATGCCGCCCGCATTGATTTATAGAACGAGGCGAAAGGGTCTACATTACCTTGAAATTCGGAAACCGGACGCACGGCGTTCGTGTTATACTTGTTGTTGTTGTTCACGTTGCCCGTGTTGCCGTTGTAGATGAACGCGTTGTTGGAATTGTACTCGCCAGTTTTTTGCATTGTCGGTATAACTATGAATGATAGTATGCAAACCCTTTTCAAAATAATAATTATAGGCTCTCTGCCGACGGCCCGTTGCTCTTGCCGACGACACCCTCGCCACGCAGAAAATAGTTTCGCCAACCCCTCGCCTCGTCTTTAATCTTTGCGATAAGCATATCGCATTGTGCTTTTGCGTCGTCACTCATCAGACCCAGCGCAACGGCCATCCGCAGTTTTAGCGACAGGGTGTCAATACGCAGGACGAAATCGTAGATGATTTGTGCGGCCCGTTTCGGGTCGGTTTGATGATTCGCCCGCAGTATCATTTCCTGCGCTTCCTCTGCCACAACGTCGATGCGGTCGCCGATAGTGAATTTGTATTTGCGATTGAATTCCGCCGTCCGGCGATGCAGGAGCAACGCCAGTTGGAACGTTTTGTCGAGGATAGATAATTTCTTTGCCATAGGTCTAACTTGCGAACCCGCACCGCACGCCGACGCGATGCGGCGCGGGAATTAAAAACTGAAAACTGTTTTTACAAAGCGGAAACCGGACGCACGGCGACCGTGCCATACTTGCTGTTGTTGCCCACGAAGCCCGTGCCGCCGTTGTAGACGAACGCGTTGTTGGAATTGTACTCGCACGATGTCCACGGATAATAACCCGATCCGTAGCAGGTCGTCTTACCGAGGCGCGACAGCGTGCGGTTTACAGGGTCGCTTTCCCGGTCGGCGGACGTTAGCACGCGGTCGTGCATGAGCAGGTAGACTTCATCGACGGACGGCAGCCACCATGCGCCCGCTTCCAGTCCGGTAGTTGCGCCCTCGACCGTGACGCCGTAGTCGAGAGCGGCCGCAGCGGCCGGATAACGGGGAACGCTTTCGCCGTGGATGTCGACGAACCGCAGACCGCCGATCAGGTGCGTGTTGGCCTTGCCATCACGAAGCAGCGCGCCGTAGGCTGCGGGATATTGCAGCAAATGTTCTCCGAACAGATAATCCCGGTAGGTCGGATAGGCGGCGACCAGTTCCGGGTTGGCCTCTTCCGTAAAGGCGCTTTCCCGAATTATGGTGCTGCTTCCGGGTTTGATTCCTGTGGTATCGCTTCCGTTGGCCGAATAGTATTGCAGGAATTTTTCGGGATTACAGCCCGCAAACGACGAATTAACGCCGTTGTTGCGGCGGACATATTCGGTTGACCCCTCGATCAACACCCCCGTCAACGTTGTTTGGTAGTTAATGTCTTCCGGTGTCCTTGCGATCTGACAACCGCCAACAACGGCAATCGCCGCACGGGAGGCGTTATACGTGTTCGAACCCATCACGACGAAATTGTCCGCCGCAGTCGCCGCCCATCCCCCATAATCCGTCGAGGAGTAATTGGGTGTCCCACCTTTGAGTTTCGCGTTGATAGCCGATGCAACATCCGCGAGCGTTGCGCCTGCGGTATACGCTATCGACACCTCTGCGGCGGCAGGGTCGGAACCGAGCTTCAACACGATTGTGCCGCCCGCAGCGAGATCGAAACCCGACAATGCAACCTCGTAGGTATGTGCCCAGCGGATGCTGCCCGAAACATGGTCGAGCGATACGATCAATAGCTGTTCACCTTGTCGCGCATAGACGACGGCCAGCGGTACAAGGTTTGCTGGAATCTGCGCCTTGGCAATCGTTGCGCTTTTGATGTATTTGATAACCCCGTCCGTTTTATCGAAAACGGCGAGATCGCCGATGGCGGCAGCCGATTTTCCGACGACGGTATTCACACCGTCGTAAATCGTTGTCGTTTCATTTTCGATGAACGAAACGGCCGATTTCGTTGAAAGACGTTTCGCGTCGGCCGTATAAGCGGCCCGATCTGCGTATTTGTTAACCTGTGCCATATTCCGTTTGCATTATTGAATTTTCCAGATTTATAAAGTAAAGCCCTAAAATGAAAACAAGAGCTAAACAAGTGCAAATAAAACCGCTTATTTACAATTGATTATAGTGTACTTGATGTTTTCAGTTGTTTTCTTTCTTTTCAGTTGATTGGTTCTTTTTCGGTACAATTTTGTTTCTCGTTTGTTTCTCAATATCGACCTTTATTCATATCTTTGCAACAGAAACAAAATTATGAAGGGATCGATATGCCACGAGTAAAGAAGCCTACAAAAGTAAAAGAGCCTGTCCGCCTTCGGACAAAGAAGCTGGCAGATGGAAGCCAAAGTCTGTATCTTGATATATACCGTTTCGGAAAACGAACATACGAATATCTTAAGTTGTATCTCATTCCGGAAACGGATAACAATGCCCGTCGGCAGAATCAGGCGACTATGAATGCCGCCAATGCCATCAAGTCCAAACGTATTATCGAGCTGACCAACGGCGAGGCCGGTATAGAAACCAAAGAGAGAGTTTACCTGCTTGACTGGATGAATACCTACAAGGAGAACCAGGCCAAGCGTGGCAAAAAGGACGGTTATCAAATTGACATCACTATACGCATCTTGAAGGATTATGCGGGAGAACGTATGTTGATGGATCAAATAGACAAGACATTCTGCCAGAATTATCTTGACTACCTTCAGTCCGAATACCGTTCCAGAGGCAAACGAGTGTCGAATTACACACTGCATACTTATTACCGGGTATTGAACGGAGCCTTGAATGCGGCTGTCAGGGCCGAGATCATCAAGTCCAATCCTTTCACGAAAATCAGCAAGTCGGAAAAGATCCGTCTGCCTGAAAGCAAACGGTCATACATGACCATTGAAGAGGTGCGTGCATTGATCGCAACCCCGATGAAAAATGAATCCGTGAAAGGTGCCTATCTGTTCTCTTGTTTCTGCGGTCTGCGAATCAGTGATATAATCAAGTTGCAATGGAAAGATGTATTCGTTGATCGTGGACAATACCGTCTGTCGGTTTCAATGCAGAAAACCAAGGAACCGATTTATCTTCCGCTTTCCCCGGAAGCGTTGAAGTGGATGCCTGCGCGTGGAGACAAAACTCCTGATGACCATGTGTTTGACCTGCCGTCCCCAGCAATGGTCAATATTCTTATCAAACCATGGGCAAAAGCGGCGGGAATAAACAAGCGTTTTACATTCCATACGGCGCGGCACACGTTCGCGACGATGATGCTGACACTCGGAGCAGACTTATATACGACATCCAAGCTGCTCGGCCATGCTGACGTGAAAATGACACAGGTGTACGCCAAAATCATCAACCAGAAAAAGGATGATGCGGTCAACCTGGTCAACGGATTGTTTGAGTGACCAATGATATACCATATCATGTCAAATTTACAAGTAGATATTTTAAGGGCGTCATCGATTGCAGATACAATCGAAAAACGATACCTTTATGATGATATATTATTATAAACCAATAAAATGTAAATCGACATGACAAGAGCTGACAAAGGCCTTCTCTCTTTTTGAGGGGAGCAAACACCCGCATCACATTGAATCGGCACAGGACGTGGCGGAAGAACTTTTCGCCCTGCTTACCGAAGCAAAAACAGTTTATCTCCAGGAGGTCAAAATCCACGGCAAACAGTATCGCCGTTATGTGGAGGATTTTGTGAACAGTCACCGGTATATTGACTGCGATAACGCGGTCTGTCGGAACTGCCACGAAATGAACATCCACATCGTCAAGGGACTGCTGACCGACTGCCCCTACCTTATCCAACCGCTTTTTTCCGCCCCGAGCCTCTCTTTCGAGGAGTGCATGGAACTAAAGCGGAAGTATGACACATCGGAACTGGCATCTTCCGATTGTAATCCGGCAAAGTTTTCATTTCTTTCTTTTGACTGCAGTCTTTCGCGCAAACAACTGGCCGGTATCGTTTCTTGCGCCAATACTTATCATCTGTTCTGTTCTCCCGTAACTATTGACGACATGGAATCTCTCTTCTCCTGCAAGATAGGTTTCTGTCTTCGGGTGAACAGCGTGCGCCGTGTGGCTATCCTGTTCGATGCCCTTCTTGAGAATTCATTCATTCAGCCTTACTGGCAATCAGTCCTCGAAAGAGGGCGTTTCCTGCAATCCAAGGACGGCTCGCACTTCATATCCGCAACGAGCATATCCACCACGCTTTCGTTGGTCAGGAACAAAATGACTTCAACCGCTTACAATATCAGAAAGTTTGTAAGCCAACTGAAGGAATGAAAGGAAGTGCTAAGAAGTCAACCATGTGAAAAGCAAAAGTATGATAACTGATATGCTACCAAACCGGTATCATACTGTCATCCAATGCTTTTAGATATTCACACTCTACCTTTGCCTCTGTATACAACGCGTTACAAACAGAGGTGCATCTCTTATTGTCTAATTTAATCACGAATAATATGTCCAACAGATTGACATTCATGGAAAGGTTGAGCGAACGGCTCACGGCCCTTGAAGCGATTATCCGGAAATTGGAACCGGTCGAGAGCTTTCTGGAACGGGTGGAATTGCTGGAAAAGAACATTTACGCGACCAAAAAGGTCTTTACTTTTTCGGAAGCCTGCATGTACATCGGGGTATCAGAAAGTATGCTGTATAAACTTACGGCCAACAAGGAGATTCCTCACTACAAGCCTCGCGGCAAGATGATCTACTTTGCCAAGGAGGAACTGGACGAATGGCTCCTGCAGAATCATGAACTTGCCGTCGATGATGCCACGCGGATGGCACACGAGGCGGCAGCAGTACAACCCTTCTTAAACGAGAAACGCCATGGAAAACGAAAGAAGAACTGACCAGAAGACGGGAATGGGATTGGAAGAGACCCGTCTGTCAGATATTCTTTCAGCTTCCCAAATCAAGGCGACGGATACATACGAGACCCCGCCGCAAATTATCTGGATTGACAATTCGACCATAGCGACTCTCGGCAATTTCAGTGCATCGACCGGCAAGGCAAAATCCAAGAAGACATTCAATGTCTCCGCCCTTGTCGCCGCTTCCCTGGCAGGTAAGCAGGTGCTGAACTACCGGGCGCATCTGCCGGAAGGCAAACGCCGGATCCTGTATGTCGATACCGAGCAGAGCCGCTATCATTGTCACACGGTGCTGGAACGTATTCTGCGTCTGGCCGGGCTTCCTACCACAGCAGACAGCGAGAACCTTGATTTCATCTGCCTGCGGGAGTATTCTCCGACAGTCCGTATAAGTGTGATAGACTATGCCCTTCGTCAGGGTAAAGGTTACGGGCTGGTTATCATTGACGGTATCCGCGACCTTATGCTGGACATCAACAGCACCAGCGAATCGGTGGAGGTAATCAACAAAATGATGGAATGGTCCTCTCGTTACGACCTGCATATCCATTGCGTGCTGCACCTGAACAAAGGGGACAACAATGTACGAGGCCATATCGGTACGGAGATGAGCAACAAGGCGGAAACAGTACTGGTCATCAGCAAATGCAACGAGAATCCGTCTGTCAGTGAAGTCCATGCCCTGCATATCCGGGAAAAGGAGTTCAAACCCTTCGCGTTCACCGTGGACGACAACGGGCTCCCGGTCATCGCCGAAGGGCACACGTTCGGTGACACCCCGAAGCCCAGGCAACGGACAAGCTTTACGGAGCTGAGCATCGAGCAGCACCGGGAAGCCCTTTCCGCTGCCTTTGACGGCAAACCCATCAGGGGCTTTGAGAATGTACTGCAACGTCTGATCGCCTCTTATGAAAACATAGGCTTCAAACGTGGCCGCAGTGTCATGATAAAACTGCTGCAGTACCTGACGGACAACCTTAAACTTGTTGTCAAGCAGGACAAGCTGTTCTACTATGACATGACCCCCGCGGAAGCAAGGCTTTTTGATGAAGAATGAAGCCGGGCGCGGGCATATATATTTCAGTTTACTTTAGTATGTATATATATAGGGAATAAAACTAAACTAAACCATTTCCGTGTGAACAAGTGAAAGAAAACAGCCATGACTATAGAAGAAGCAAAACAGGTACGCATAGTGGACTTTCTGGCGCAGCTCGGCCACCATGCGCAATACGTTAAATCGGATCAGTACTGGTATCTCTCGCCGTTAAGGGATGAGCAGTCGCCGTCGTTCAAGGTCAATGACCGGTTGAACGAATGGTATGATTTTGGGGCGGCCACCGGAGGCGACCTCGTGGAATTGGGTAAATACCTTTACCAGACTGAAAGTGTAAGCGAGGTACTGGCATACATCGGGCGGCATTCCAGCGATATGCCTTTGCCGAAAGTCCGTTTCCAGGCTCTTCCGCCCCGTCCCGTGGAATCGGATATGAAAAATCTGATTGTCGTCCCGTTACGGCATCACGCGTTATACTCTTACCTTCAGTCCCGGAAAATAGATGCTGACATAGGACGTATGTTCTGCAAGGAAATCCATTATGAATTGCGTGACCGGCATTATTTTGCCCTCGCGTTCGGTAATGTTTCGGGCGGATATGAAATGCGCAACGCCTATTATAAAGGATGTATCAAGAACAAGGACATCTCCCTGATCGGACATCAGTGCGGAGAGATACAGGAACGGGTCTGCGTGTTCGAGGGGTTCATGGACTTTCTGTCTTACCTGACATTGAAGCAGTCATGCAACTGGACCATTTGTATAGACCAGCCTTGCGACTACCTTGTCATGAACTCCGTAAACAACCTGAAAAAGGCATTGATGTACCTGCAGAGATACCTGCATATACATTGTTATCTCGACAACGACCTTGCCGGGCAAAAGACCGTGGAAACCATAGCCGGACTATACGGCGAACGGGTCAGCAACGAAGCTGTCCGATATAGCGAATACAAGGATCTGAATGATTGCTTGCGAGGCAAGAAACGCTGACCTAAAAAAAAGCGAATCTGCCAATGGAAGCCCTCCTGAACGGAGGGCTTTTTTTATGCCCTGACTTCTTCATTTTTCCCGTTCATTAAGGCGATATAGTACGATTTTATAGTACGATTTTCAAAATCGATATAAATCTTGTAAAGAAAACATCCGTTTAATACACAATTATTTCGTAGTTCGAAATTCTCCTTTTTTATTTGTGAAATCAAACTAATACAAAATTCAATATCCATACTAAAAGATATGAGATCATATTTCATTTTTGCCATTGTTCTGACGGTCGCGTACCTCATTTATTACGCGGTCATCATTATGCAGGATCTCTATGGAAAAAGGAGAACCGGCAAGACAGAGGAGGAAGTTTTCGACCTCGGCACACTGGAGGACGAAGAGAGTGTTGCCGTGAGCGAGAGTGAAACCGGGTTCCGTGTCGGCAACGAGCAATACGATACTGAAACAGCATCAGGCGGCGATTCTGCCACCGACCAGAAGCCGGCGGACAAAAAGCCGGAGACAAAGGAGACCCCGGAAGAAAGACTGGAGCGTCTCAAAGCCAAGGCGGAGGAAAAGATGGAGGAAACCACGCCCTACCTGTCTGATGGCTTCAGTGCAGATGAAATGTACAAGGCGATGCTTTCCAGGGGCAAACTGGAAAATCGTCCGGAGATGGCCTGGAAACCAATTAAAGACAAATTGTAGCATGTCGATTAAGCAAAAGATAGTATGCCTGTTAATTCTTGTACCCTATGCGGCTTTCGCCAAGAGCGGCAGCGTGAACTACAGCTGGGGAGCGGATGCGCTGGCCACGATGCACGACTTCGTGGTCACGATGATGCTGTATGTCCTGTATATATGCTACTCCATCGCATCCGTTCTGGTCATCGTGTCCGCCTTCCAGATCTACATCAAGATGAACACTGGAGAGGACGGCATCGTCAAATCCTTTTTATCGCTGCTTGGCGCGTGCCTGTTCATCATCGGGGCCTCCATCGTACTTCCGGCATTTTTCGGTTATCGCATATAAGGCTGTTTAACAATCCAATACATAAATATTAACTCAAAAACGATCAAGTATGTTTCAGAAAGTAAAACAAATGTGCCGAAAGGCAAAAGGATTCATCCAAGGTGTTTCCACCAAAGTGAAGATGCTTGCACTCACTTTGTTCTCTGGTACCACGGCAATGGCCCAGAGTACGGCCGGCGACTATTCAGCCGGTACTACCGCACTATCTACCGTGGCGGAGGAAATTGTCAAGTATGTACCAGTCATGGTCAAGCTCTGCTATGCCATCGCCGGTGTAGTCGCCATTATCGGCGCCATCTCCGTTTACATCGCCATGAACAACGAAGAGCAGGATGTCAAAAAGAAGATCATGATGGTGGTTGGTGCATGTCTTTTCCTGATTGCAGCAGCACAGGCTCTTCCTTTGTTTTTCGGCATTGACGCATAAAAGTACCGAGGGATGAAAAGCAAGGAAACACGTTATCCGGACTATCCGCTGTTCAAGGGGCTGCAACGTCCTCTTGAAGTGATGGGATTGCAGGGCCGCTACATCTATTGGGCGGCAGGAACGGCAGGCGGAGCCATCGCGGGCTTCATAGCCGCTTACTGCCTTGCCGGATTCGTGGCCGGACTGGCCGCGCTGACAGTCATTCTGTCGGTGGGCATCGTGCTAATCATCTTCAAGCAGCGGAAAGGTCTGCACAGCAAGAGAACGGACCGAGGCGTGTTCGTCTATGCCTACTCGCGTAAGGTCTGACAAAATTAAACCATCACAGCAATGTGTGGCTATATTGAATGTTGAACGCGGGTAGGTTCGTATGAGATACGGGCCTACCCCTATTTAATTGAACGTATATTGAAATGACCCTATACATTATCCTGATTTTCGTTGCCTTATGCGCGGGTATGGCCATATCCGTCCATGCGTTCGGTACCGGAGGCAAGCGCAAGCGTATCTTCCAGGACATCTATTTCTCGGTGGAAGACACGGAAGGCGTGGGTGTCCTGTACACCAAGACGGGCGAATATTCCGCCATGCTGAAGATCGAGAATCCGGTACAGAAGTATTCGGCGAACATAGACAGCTACTACGATTTCACGCATCTGTTCTCCGCCCTTGCCCTGACCTTGGGAGAAGGTTATGCCATTCACAAGCAGGACATCTTCGTGAGGAAGCGTTTTGTCAACGAGGATACCGGGAAGCAGGAGTTCCTTTCTGAATCGTATTTCCGGTATTTCAAGGGAAGGGCGTACACGGACAGCATGTGTTACCTGACCATCACGCAGGAAGCCAGGAAAAGCCGCCTTTTCTCGTTCGACAACAAGAAATGGCGTGATTTCCTTGTCAAGATCCGCAAGGTACAGGACCAGTTGCGGGACAGCGGCGTGCAGGCGCGTTTCCTGAACAAATCCGAGGCAAGCGATTACGTGGACCGGTATTTCGCCATGAACTTCAAGGACCGTATTATCTCGATGACGAACTTCAAGTCGGACGACGAGAGCGTCTCGATGGGTGACAAGCGCTGCAAGGTGTACAGTCTCGTGGACGTGGACTGCATCTCGCTGCCTTCGATGATCAGACCCTATACCAATATAGAAGTGAACAACACGGAAATGCCCGTGGATCTTGTCTCGGCCATTGACAGCATTCCGAATGCCGATACAGTGGTCTATAACCAGGTCATCTTCCTTCCCAACCAGAAGCGTGAACTTTCGCTGCTGGACAAGAAGAAGAACCGGCACGCGAGCATTCCCAACCCGAGCAACCAGGCAGCGGTCGAAGACATAAAACGTGTACAGGAGGTGATTGCCCGCGAGAGCAAGCAGCTCGTGTACAGCCATTTCAACCTTATAGTGGCCGTGTCCGGCGATACGGACCTGCAGAAGTGTACGAATCATCTGGAGAATGCTTTCGGTAGAATGGGAATCCATATTTCCAAACGAGCCTACAACCAGCTGGAGCTGTTCGTCGGCTCGTTCCCGGGCAACTGCTACAGCCTGAATGAAGAGTATGACCGGTTCCTGACCCTATCGGACGCGGCGATGTGCCTGATGTACAAGGAACGTGTGCAGCACAGCGAAGACACCCCGGTGAAAGTCTATTACACTGACCGCCAGGGAGTGCCTGTCGCCATCGACATCACCGGCAAGGAAGGCAGACAGAAGCTGACGGACAACTCGAACTTTTTTGCCCTCGGGCCGAGCGGTTCCGGGAAATCCTTCCACATGAACTCTGTCGTGCGCCAGCTGCACGAACAGGGTACAGACATCGTAATGGTCGATACCGGAAACTCCTACGAGGGATTGTGCGAGTATCTGGGAGGCAAGTACATCAGCTACACGGAGGAACGCCCCATCACGATGAACCCGTTTCGTATCCACAAGGAAGAGATGAACGTGGAAAAGACCGGCTTCCTAAAGAATCTTGTCCTGCTGATCTGGAAGGGCACGCAGGGAACAGTCACGAAGACGGAAGACCGTCTGGTGGAAAATGTAATCACCGATTATTACGATGCGTATTTCAACGGCTTCGACGGCTTCACGCCCATGCAGCGGGAAGACCTGAGAAAAAGCCTCGCCATAGACGAACGCAACCGTGACGGGAACCGTGAGGAAAGCGAGCAGGAACGGAACAGCCGTATCGAGTGCATGATAGACGAAATGGAACGCAGGCGCAAGGAGTTGAAGGTGGAAGAACTCTCGTTCAATTCATTTTACGAATACTCCGTCCAGCGTATTCCGGACATCTGTCACGAGAACCACATTTCGGGCATAGACCTCTCGACTTACCGCTACATGATGAAGGACTTCTACAGGGGCGGCAACCATGAAAAGACCCTGAACGAGAACATGGACAGTTCGCTGTTCGACGAGACCTTCGTGGTGTTCGAGATTGACAGTATAAAGGATGATCCGCTGCTGTTCCCGCTTGTCACGCTGATAATCATGGACGTGTTCCTGCAGAAGATGCGAATCAAGAAGAACCGCAAGGTGCTTGTCATCGAGGAAGCCTGGAAAGCCATTGCCAGTCCGCTGATGGCCGAGTACATCAAGTTCATGTACAAGACGGCCCGTAAGTTCTGGGCCAGCGTGGGCGTTGTGACACAGGAGATACAGGACATCATCGGCAGTGAAATCGTTAAAGAGGCCATCATCAACAACAGCGACGTGGTGATGCTGCTTGACCAAAGCAAGTTCAAGGAGCGTTTCGACACCATCAAGGCCATTCTCGGGCTCACCGATGTTGACTGCAAGAAGATATTCACGATCAACCGTCTGGACAACAAGGACGGCCGTTCGTTCTTCCGGGAGGTATTCATACGAAGGGGAACGACAAGCGGCGTGTATGGCGTGGAAGAGCCGCATGAATGCTACATGACCTACACGACCGAACGTGCTGAGAAGGAAGCCCTGAAACTCTACAAGAGGGAGCTCCGGTGCAGCCATCAGGAAGCCATCGAAGCCTATTGCCGGGACTGGGATGCCAGCGGCATCAGCAAGTCCCTGACATTCGCCCAGAAGGTCAACGAGGCCGGACGGGTACTGAACCTGAAAGCAAAACAATAAAATCAGATACAATGGGAAAATTTGATATAGACCGACCTATAGCGGAACTGTTCAGTGTTGAGCCTTACGCTCTCCGCATCCGCAACGTGTGCAACAGCCACGATATTGCCACCATCCGGGAACTGTGCCTGCACAGCAACTGGGACTTGCTTCATTTCCGCCATTTGGGGGAAAGGAGCATCGCGCACATGGAAGAAATGCTGGGCAATTTCGGATTGCGACTGGGCATGACCGAAGAGGATCTGGACGCATATATGAGATTTGAAACCGAGGATGACAAAGACGTCACTACCATCATGCGTTTCGAGGAATCGGAGGAGGTCAAGTGGGACCAGCGCCGGTATGAAGTAGCCAGAGACCTGTATGTCAGATACAGGGGTCTGTCCCCATACGAGGCTATGGAGGAAGCAGAGAAGCTGATACTGGCCCTGCAGGGAGTACCTGAGAAGAACAACCGCAGCAAGCGGAGAGGTAATATTTTCAACCGTTGAACAGAATGAACATGAAGCGACTGTCACTTGTCTTTGCAGTTCTGCTGCTTGCCTTCACGCAGCATGTCCACGCCCAGTATTACAGCGTGAACTATGACGCACGTACCGTGGCGGCAATGGCAGCCGCGTTCGGTACGGAGGTCGTGGCTGAAAGCTACTACCGTGAGCAGGTCGATGACATCCTGAAGCACTATACGGCGGCGGAGGTGGCGGCAGCCGGAATTTTCTCTTCCAAATTTCTGGAACACAAAGCACTCTCGGACCTCGGTATCTGGTGTAGCAGCACGGAAAACTACTATTACCGCCGTATCTACCACATGGTGGCCGACAAGATCATACCGAAAATCTGGGTGGTGGCAAAGCAGATGCTTCACTCCCCGCAGACAGCGATCCACTGGGGTAGCTACCTGATGAAGGTGTGCGATGAGACGAAGAGCCTGTGTATGCAGTTCGAAAGCGTTGTGACAAACAGTACACTTTCGTTCTCGGACATCGCTTTTCTGGAGATCAACAGCGAGGTCGTGCCTCTGCTGAAACTTTCGGAACTGGGCGGTATAGACTGGCAGCGGATGCTGGACGATTTTTCCCGGATTCCTGACCGCTTTACACGGGAGAACCTGCAAAGCGACCTTGACAATCTCTACAATCTGGGTGTCGGTCTGGCAACGGCCGGTGCGGGTAATCTCGGCGATGCCCTGCTGCCTGAAAGTATGTTCCATAACCTGCTTTCGGGCAAGGTCAGCGAGATTGCCAACCTGTACGACCATTACTCCGGCCTGTTCGAGGAAGCGGAACAAGGTATCGGGAACCTGCTGCTGGACAAGATCGGCGGTCCTGACAACGTGGCCGGCCTGTTCGAGTTCGGGGATTACGACCTTGCCGGCTGGATCAGTGACTATATAGACGACGAAGCCGGGACTTATTACACGCAGCGCTGGTACATCGCCAGACGTGACCAGGGCAGCGTGTCATTGTGTGACTATTACCCGCCCACGGACGACAACAGCATCCTGAACGGCGGTGAGTGGACCCGTTTCGAAACGAGCGACCCCGGTTTTTATCCCAATGCCTCGCAGCGGGAACAGGCTCTCTCCAACTCGGAACGATATGCCGGATGGTCGAGAAACCGTGTACAGCAGCTCAACAACCAGAATGACGGCAACACTTACAGCATCAACTACTGGCAGAACGCCTACATCATCAGCCGCGGCGGCAAGCAGACAAAGAAGGCTTACGCCTACGAGATACATGTCAAGAAAAGCTGGAACCATGAGGAAATCGTGTATGAAGAGATATTCGATTCCTACACTATGGATCTGGAGACCTTCAAGGCGCAGCTCAATGCCCGTCTGTCGGAATTCAACGAAAACGAGGACGGCTATGTCTATTACATAGCTTCCGACGCGTGGAACTACTATCAGGCAACGGATGCCGCCAAACTTAAAGGATGCGAGAGCGTGACCATCAGCGTCACCTGCTCGGACGGGGCTACTCTGGGCCAAGGTTCGACCCAGTACAAATGCAGGAAATGCGGCGGTTCACCCAATGCCCATACCAAGGATTGCTCCATGCAGACCTCCGTGACGGAAAATGAACTTGACTTTTCGGAATTGGATGAGCTGATACGGGAGGCAGACAACCAGGTAGCCATGCTTCAATCACAGATCAAGGCACTGGAGGATGAGAACAAGGAGCTGCTGAAGAAAATATCCGAGGCCAGTGTGGAGGATGCTGCCGTTTACAGGCAGCAGTACAACGCCAACCTGACGCGTATCGGAGAGTTGAAGGCAGAACTGGCCGAGTGGCAGAAGAAACAGAAGGAATACGCGGATGCGAAGCAGGAAGCGGCAAACGACAATGACGTGCCGACGGACGACTACTACCGTATCCCGGCCATCATGCAGGACTGCAAGACTGCCTACAGTCTGTCGTGGCAGGACGGCGGTTCGTGGAACGGATACACGTTCGTCCGCAAGGCGACCATGCCGAATATAGACGGCGAGATAACTTTCAAGGCAACCATCAGCATAGCACGCAAGCCGAAATACTTCCTCGGCATCAAGATTCACCGTGCCATTGTACAGATCAGCTGGGAACTGACCTCGCAATACACCGACACGTATGTGGCCGACGTGCTGACATTCGACCCGGACCTTCCGGAAGAAGAAAAAGAGCGGATCGTGAATGAACGTATCGCGGAAATCGCCCGGGAGCATCCGTCATGCAAGATCACGACGGAATATGCCCGTACCACCCCGATGGAAGATACCTCTACCGGAGAGGTGTACCACCTGCTGTGGTCAAGTGACCGTCTTGAAATCGCGCGTGAAGTGGATTCCCGGATTACGCAGATATACGCCGACCTGGTATCCCTGGAAAAGATGATGCATTACAAGCGCAGCATCATCGACGTGCTGAAGGATGTCCTTCCGGATCTGAATATGGACGAAGGGCGACGCCTCACTCTCGTGGAAGAATGCCATGACCGTTGGGTGGAAAACGCCCGTAGCCTGCGAAGCGGGAGAAAGGAGGAAAGACCATGAAACGGGCCTTGCTGATAACCATAGTGCTGCTTGCACTCCTGCCTGATGTCGTCAAAGCACAATGGACATTCGACGTGGTGTCCGTTGAAGCCTATATCAATGACCATAAGAAGCAGCGTAGCTTGTTGCTGGCCCGAAGTACCCTTGAGTACAGCAACCAGCTGCTGCACGAATACAGCCGCAAGGAGGTCGGCGAATACAAGGAACTGAATATCGACCTTGACCGGTACACCCGTGCCTTTGATGTCATTGATGTGATGTACCAGTCGTTACGCACGGTATTGAACGCAAAGAACACCTACAATACGGTAAGTGACCGGATAGCGGACTACAAGTCGATGCTGGAGGCATTTCACGAGAAGGTGCTGAAACGCGGACGCATCGAACCCTCCGACGCCCTGCTCATCACCATCAACGAGAAAGCCATACGGGATATAGCCCATGACGGGGAGCAACTCTACAAGTCGGTCAGCGACCTGGCGCTGTATGCCACGGGAGCGGCGGCCTGCTCCACTTCGGATCTGCTGATGGTGCTGGAGGCCGTGAACAGGTCTCTGGACGACATCGAACGGCATCTGAACCGGGCCTATATGGAGACCTGGCGATACATACAGGTAAGAATCGGCTACTGGAAGTCGAAGATATACCGTGAACATACCAAACAGGAGATAATTGAAGGAGCCTTCGGACGTTGGCGCAACTCCGGAAGGCTGGATTACTAACGATAAAAGGGAAAAAAGATGAACAGAAAACTCATGCTCATGACGGTTGCGATCATTGCAACAGCAACGGCACAGGCGCAGTATGTGACCTATAACCACGACTCGCCGAAGCAGAACCAGATTACGGTCATGGAAACCGGTGCGGGCTCCCTCACGCCGGAACTGTACTACTGGGCATTACACAACAAATACAAGAAATCGGCAGCGGCAAAGAACAAACTGGGGTTCCGCACGACAGCCGGCATCAACCTCTATAACCAGACGGACGAAGCCGAATCCATCGATTCGGCATTGGTGAGCCGCGCGAAAATAGAGGCCCTGAACGTGGCAGACCGACAGGCTGATATCGCCTGGCTTGCCGAAGGTGACAAGATCAACGGCCAGATGGAAAGGATGAAGCGTAACATCGACCGTATCCTTCCTGCCGGGGGCACCCCGGAGGACAGGGAACGCTGGACGGAATACTACCATGTTTTCCAGTGCGCCATTGATGCTACCAGGGATGCCTATATGCCCAATGCGCAGCGGAAGAAAGAGTATCTGCGAATCTACGAAGACGTGGTGCAGCAGAATGAGATTCTTGTCAGCTATCTCGCCAAACGGCAGAATGCCACCCTGACGAGCAACCTGCTGAACGCGACCTCGGACCGTACCTTGGACAAAGGCAGCGTCATCAGGGAAGCCATGAGCCGCTGGAACGAATCGCGTCTCGCGGTGCGTGGCTCACAGTCGGGCGGCAGTTCCGGAGGTGACGGTGAAGAGAGTGTAAACAGGTGAAACTAAAAAGACAGACGGCAAATGGCAGACGGAAATATACTCACTGATTTCGGTATCAATCTTCTTGAGGAGGAGATTGACGATGTGATTTTTCAAACGAACGAGTTCCTCACGGACGCGACGTTTACGGGTTCGCAGGGGCCGTTCTGGTGGATACTGCAGATGTGCATGGCTCTGGCCGCCTTGTTCTCGCTTGTCATGGCGGCAGGTATGGCCTACAAGATGATGGTGAAGCATGAGCCGCTGGATGTGATGAAGCTGTTCAGACCGCTGGCTGTTTCCATCGTTCTCTGCTGGTGGTATCCGCCTGCAGACACGGGTATGGCCGGCAGCGGAAGCAACTGGTGTTTTCTGGACTTCCTATCCTACATCCCGAACTGCATCGGTTCGTACACGCATGACCTGTACGAGGCGGAAGCCACACAGATAGCGGACAAGTTCGAGGAAGTGCAGCAGCTCATCCACGTAAGGGACACGATGTACCACAGCCTGCAGGCACAGGCGGATGTCGCCCACACGGGAACATCAGACCCCAACCTTATCGAGGCGACCATGGAACAGACCGGTGTGGATGAAGTGACCAGCATGGAAAAGGATGCGGCGGAACTGTGGTTCACCTCCTTGACGGCCGGTGTCGTCGTGGGAATAGACAAAATCATCATGCTGATTGCCCTTGTCGTGTTCCGCATAGGCTGGTGGGCGACGATCTACTGCCAGCAGATATTGCTCGGTATGCTGACGATATTCGGCCCGTTGCAATGGGCGTTCTCTCTGCTGCCGAAATGGGAAGGTTCCTGGGCAAAATGGCTGACACGTTACCTGACGGTACATTTCTACGGGGCCATGCTCTACTTCGTGGGCTTCTATGTATTGCTCCTTTTCGACATCGTGCTGTGCATCCAGGTGGAAAACCTGACCGCAATCACGGCCAGCGAGCAGACAATGGCGGCCTACCTGCAGAACAGTTTCTTCTCCGCCGGTTATCTGATGGCGGCAAGCATTGTAGCCTTGAAATGTCTGAACCTTGTACCTGACCTTGCGGCGTGGATGATACCGGAGGGCGACACGGCCTTCAGTACGAGAAATTTTGGAGAAGGCGTGGCACAGCAGGCCAAGATGACAGCGACAGGCGGTATCGGGGCAATCATGAGATAAGATAAAAAACATATAAACAACAATCCTTAAAAATAAAAAAGTATGAACGTACAAGAACAAATCAAAGAATGGTATCAAGACAGACGGTTCGTGAACTATGTGAATATGCGCGTACAAGAAGAAATCCGTCATGTATCGGAACAACGTCCCGACCAGAAGTACAAGGAACTGGACGATGCCTTTGACCTGGATGATCGGTATTTCGTCCCACTGACGACTTATCTGACCTATCGCCTGCAACTCGCCAAGTTGCAGAAAAACAGATCGAAACGCAGGCGTGGCATCTGGTGGGTGTTTGTGCAGATAGTCATACTGAGACTTTATACGGAAATCACCACCAAGGAGTTTGAGAAACTCCAAAAGGAGTCATACGGAGCAATCATACCGATGCTGCACAATGAATATGTAATGAAGTTGAATAGAATAAGACAATAAACCGATATGATTATCAAGCATCTGGAAAACAAGATACGGCTGGTGGGCATTATCTGCACGGCTTTTCTCGTGGGATGTGTCATCATCAGCGTATCGAGCATCTGGACAGCCAGGACAATGGTGTCGGATGCACAGAAAAAGGTGTACGTGCTGGACGGCAACGTGCCCATTCTTGTCAACCGCACCACAATGGAGGAAACGCTCGATGTGGAAGCCAAAAGCCATGTGGAGATGTTCCACCACTATTTCTTCACCTTGCCGCCTGATGATAAATACATCAAATACACGATGGAAAAGGCGATGTATCTGGTGGACGAAACAGGTCTGGCGCAATATAACACTCTTAAGGAGAAAGGTTTTTACTCCAACATCCTCGGCACGAGTGCCGTGTTCTCGATTTATTGTGACAGCATCCGCTTTGACAAGAGCACCATGGAGTTCACCTATTACGGCCGCCAGCGAATCGAACGCAGAAGCAACATCCTGATGCGTGAGCTGGTGACAGCCGGTCAGCTCAAGCGTGTACCGAGAACGGAGAACAACCCTCACGGTCTGCTGATAGTGAACTGGCGCACTCTCCTTAACAAGGATATAGAACAGAAAAGCAAGAGCAACTATTAAACAATCAAGGATATGAACATCAAGGGATTCAGACGGATGCTGCTGGGCGAAAAGATGCCTGACAGGAATGATCCGAAGTACAAGGAACGCTATGAGCGTGATGTGGAAGCCGGACGCAAGTTTGCCAAGGCGACCCGTATAGACAAGGCGGCAGCCAAGGTGCAGGGCTTTGCCAACGTGCACCGTACTCTTTTTCTGGTCATCGTGTTCGCTTTCGTGCTGGGCGGGCTGGCATGGAACATCTACCGTATAACAGTGGTATATCGTCACCAGCCGGCGGAGAGGACAGCGACAGAGATGCAGGATTCGGTATTGAGGGAGCGGCACAGGATGTTGCAGGAAGAGGAACTGAGGGAAACCGGGACAGGAAATACAAACCGTAGCAAAACAGACTTGCCATGAAAAAGATATTTGAGAAAATCAATTTCAGACAGCCGAAGTACATGCTCCCTGCCATTCTTTATATCCCTCTGCTCGGTGCGTCCTACTTCATATTCGACCTGTTTCATACTGAAACGGCGGATATACCGGACAAGACGCTGCAGACAACGGAATTCCTGAATCCGGAACTGCCGGAAGCGCAGATCAAGGATGACGGCATTGGCAGCAAATACGAGAACATGGAGAAATCGTGGGGCAAGATACAGGACTACTCGGCGGTCGGCAACATAGAAAGAGACGAACCTGATGAAAACAAGGAAGAATATGAATCACAATACACGCAGGATGACATCGCCCTGCTCGATGAGCAACAGCAGGAAAAAGCAGCGGCAGCGGAAATTGCCGCCGCCAAAGAGCGTGAACAGGAAGCACTCGCGGAGTTGGAAAAGGCCCTTGCCGAAGCACGGCTGAAAGGACAGAACATGGTGATGCCCCCTGAAGAGGCGGATACCACGGACACCGTTCCGCCGCAGAATGTACCGGAGGCCGGCACCATCGACGAGGAGAAACGTCCGGTGCAAGCACCGTCGGCAGACGAACCGCCCAGCGCGGTAGTCCGCAAGGTGAAGACCACCTCGGACTATTTCAACACGCTGGCGAAGGATGCCCGTGAACCGAAGCTGATCCAGGCCATCATAGACGAGGACATCAAGGCTGTGGACGGCTCGCGCATCAGGCTGCGCCTGCTGGATGACGTGGAAATAGACGAGTGCGTAGTGAAACGGGGTACGTACCTGTACGCCACGGTAAGCGGCTTCTCGTCCGGACGTGTCAAGGGAAACATCAACAGCATCCTTGTGGACGACGAGCTTGTGAAGGTCAGTCTCGCGCTTTATGACACGGACGGTATGGAGGGCCTGTATGTACCGAACAGCCAGTTCCGGGAAACGAGCAAGGATGTGGCCAGCAGTGCCATGTCGGGCAACATGAGCATGAGTACCGGAACTACAGGGAACAGCCTCGCCCAATGGGGAATGCAGGCGGTGAACAACGCTTACCAGAAGACGAGCAACGCCATCAGCAAGGCCATCAAGAAAAACAAGGTCAAGCTGAAATACGGGACTTTCGTCTATCTGGTCAATGGTCAGGAAAAAAGGAAATAAAAAGGTTCGAGACAATGGAAACAGATATTTCAAAACTACATGAGGGAACGGACGGCTTTTACTACGATGACTTCCTCGCTCCCGACAAGGCCGAAACATTCGTCGGGCAACTCGTGAGTACCCAATGGTGGCAGAAAGGTGGACGCTTCGCCCTAATATGCAACTTTCTGGCAGAGGACGGGCGGAAAATCGCCTTGTTCGCCTTCCAGAAATACACCGGCTTTTACGGGCCGGGAGACGGGGCGGTCAATTTCAAGCACGCGGAGATGAATACCTTCTGGGAGTGTGAGGTCCGGGAAAACCGGAAGGGACGTTGTACTTGGGCGAGTGCCCTGCAGCTTGGAGGGCCGAAAAACAACGCGATATGATAGAGACGGACAAGATATACAACATGGACTGCCTGGAAGGCATGAGCCGTATGCCGGAGGGAAGCGTCGATGCCATCATCGCCGACCTGCCTTACGGTGTATTGAACCGCGGCAACCGGTCAGCATGTTGGGACAGGCAGATACCCCTCGGTCCGCTGTGGGAGCAGTACCGTAGGATTATCAAGCCGGACAGTCCGATAATCCTGTTCGCCCAGGGAATATTCTCCGCGCATCTCATGCTTTCCCAACCGGGAATCTGGCGTTATAACCTCGTATGGCAGAAGGACCGTGTTACGGGCCATCTCAATGCCAACCGGATGCCGTTGCGCCAGCATGAGGACATTCTGGTGTTCTACATGAAGCAGCCCGTGTATCATCCGCAGATGACACCGTGCCCTCCCGAAAGGAGAAACCATGGACGCAGCATGACGGAAGGCAGTTTCACGAACCGGTGCTACGGGGAGATGAAGCTGGTACCGGTACGCATGGCGGACAACAAATATCCGACATCGGTCATTTTCATCCCGAAAGAACACAAGACAGGGGCATTCTATCATCCGACCCAGAAGCCTGTGGCACTGGTCGAGTACCTGATACGCACCTACACCGACGAGGGGGACACCGTGCTGGACAACTGCATCGGGTCCGGAACGACTGCCATTGCCGCAATCCGTTCGGGACGGCACTATATCGGATTCGAGACCGTGAAGGAGTACTGCGACATCGCCGAACTCCGTATCCGGGAAGAACTGGAGCGAATACATACGACGACATAAGGGTAAAAGAAAAACAAATGGAATATAAACAATCAACGACATGAATATGAATCTCAAGAAAATCGGAACGGTATTTCTTCTGACAGCCGGACTGCTGGGAACGCGGAATGCACAGGCGCAGACGACCTACGAGGAAATGGAACAACTGACGGTCAACGAACAGGTGACGACCGTCATCACGGCATCGGAGCCGGTACGCATGGTGGACATTTCCACCGACAAGGTGGTTGGCGACCAGCCTTTGGACAACATTGTACGGCTGAAACCCAAAGAAGCCGGGCACGAGGACGGCGAGGTGATTGCCATCGTGACCGTCATCACGGAACGCTACCGCACGCAATACGCGCTGGTTTACACCACACGGCTTAAGGAAGCCGTAACGGACAAGGAGATACTCCCTCACGAGCGCAACGCCTACAACAATCCGGCAGTATCGATGTCAACCGCCGAGATGACGCGCTTTGCCAGACGGATCTGGAACTCTCCGGCGAGAATCAGGAATGTGGCCACCAAGGCACACCGTATGGTGATGCGCCTGAACAACATATACTCTGTCGGGGACTACTTCTTCATAGACTTTTCCATAGAGAACAAGACGAACATCCGTTTCGACATCGATGAGATCAGGGTAAAGCTCGTTGACAAGAAACTCGCCAAGGCCACCAACGCCCAGACTATCGAGCTTACTCCGGCGATGATACTGGAACCGGGAAAGACATTCCGACATGGCTACAGGAATGTGCTTGTCATCAAGAAGATGACCTTCCCGAACGACAAGCTGCTGACTGTCGAAATGACGGAAAAGCAAATCAGCGGCCGCAATATCAGCCTGAACATCGATTATGAGGATGTGTTGTCTGCCGATTCGTTTAACGCTGACCTGCTGGAGGAGGAATGATTATGAGAAAGACTCTGATTCTGATGTTTGCCTGCATGTGCCTTGCCTTCAGCGCGAACGCACAACGCAACAGCGGCCGTCTTTCACTGGGGGTCGGGCTGCTTTACAGGAACGGTATGGACGTGACGTTTTCATACGAACATGAAATGAACTACCGGCACGCGTGGGAGTTCTTTGCCAACGGCTACCTGCAGTGGGCCGAATGCGGCCCGTGCGGCCATATCTGTCCGGAATCCTTCTGGCGCAACTACCGCACCTATGGCTTTGGCGTGGCATACAAGCCTTGCGTGGTACGGGGCCGCAATCATTACGGCAACCTGCGTATAGGAGCTTCGGCAGGAAGCGACACGAAGAAGTTCCTGGGCGGCCTGCATTTCGGTTACGAGCACAATTACGTGCTGCGGTCCGGATGGACGCTGTACTGGCAGGCGAAGAGTGATTTGATGATAAAGGGCGCGGATCTGCTTCGGGTAGGTGTAGCCCTTGGTGTGAAACTACCGATAAAATAAGGGAAAAGATGAAACAGAACATTTTCAGAAAGGTGAGCCGGTTCGTACCGGTACTTGTCGCAGCAGTCGCCGTGACAGGTTGTGACGCGCATATAGACGTACCGGACACGGCTGTCCGCCCGGGACATGTCCTGTGCGAGGACGGAACGGCCTTGTCCTACACGGAATACCAGCAATCCGGGAAAAAGGCTGTGGCCGTCGTGTTCGACACCCGGCAGCATGAGGGTGCGGAAGGAAACGGCTACGCGGTTTACCTGTGGGACATCACCCCGCAGGCATTTGCCGACAGCCTCGGTATTGCCCAAGGCACATCTGCGGACCTCGCGGCACATGACGGCAATGCCAATACATTCGCTCTATATGAAACGAAGGAAACGGCTTCGCCGATGGCGGAAGCGGTCTTTGACCTCTGGTGTTACGGGCAGAGCGCATACGTTCCGTCGGTGGCACAGATGCGTCTGCTATATACTATCCGGGAAACGGTAAATCCTGTCATCGAACAGTGCGGGGGCGATCCGTTGCCCCTGACCGACGGCGACTGCTGGTACTGGACATCCACGGAAGTGGCCGAACAGGAAACGGCAAAAGCCTGGCTTTACTCGATGGGCAGCGGAGCCATACAGGAAACACCCAAGACACAGGCGCACAAGGTACGCCCGATTATAACCATCAACCGGTAAACCAGAGATATACGATTGCGTTCTTTGACATTGTTGGACAACATACGATTACAAACCAGAGCCGAATTCACGCAGTAATGCCATCAAGCGACGTATGCTTTCCTCGACATCCGAGGGGGCCGGAATGGCACGATATGCCAAATCCGGGAGTTCACCCATGTAAACTGTCTGCAAGTTGCCCCAAACCTGCGGCAGATCTGTCATCAACGGGGACTCCTCCAGTCGCCGGTCACGCCAGCCTTCGGGCTTGTCAAAGCTCTGCCGGTCGTGTTCGAGCAGTGACCTGAAATCTTCGGGGAAAGCATCGCTATGAAGATACGTGAGGCACTCTTCATCTTTCAGCAGATGATGCAGATCGTAGAAATGACGGATTTTGGCCGTCAACTGCGGCATATACAGATTGGCCAGCGAGCATCGGATGAGTGACACCAATTTCTCGGTCAGCGTGCGGCGACGGTCAAGCACATTGACCTCGAACGGCTGCATCCCGTATTCCTCTATCATACGGTTGTTGCCGGTAGCCTGCAGGAACTCTGTCAGGAAACTGCAGAGAGAACGCCGCTCGAAAGGATATGGATTGGCAAAACTGTTGATTTCTACCAGGAGTTGCCCAGCCCGGATTGCTCCGACCTGTTCCGTATCTATGGCCCGTGGATAGGTGTAAAACGCCTTGTGGTAATGCGATCCCTTGCTTGTCATGCCGGGGATGACCAGTTCCTCCAGTCCGGCTGTCATATTCTTCGATGTACGGCGTATGAGGTTCTTTAGCTGGTTTCCGCTCAGTGTCCATGCTTCGGCGATGGCCACGTCAATGTCCTCGGAGAAACGTGCCCCGATGCCGTAGGCCTTGGTCAGGGAAGTTCCGCCCTTGAAAATGGCACGATTATCCTTGTCTCCGGTAGCCATAAGCGACAGCGAACGACAGATCCAATAGTCTTTCTCGATAAAGATACTCTTGATGCCGAGTCCGCCGTCCTGTACCGGACGTGCAGCCGCTTCTATGGCATCGGCAAACAGTTGCTGATTCTCGTGTAGTCTCATACGATGTTCCATTTTAATTTGGTGGGTAAAGCCTGTGCGGTGACAGGAAGTTTGTAGGTCGTGACCCCATTGAGTGTCGCACGCAATTGTCGGGTGTCAGCTCCAAGACTGTCCAGAATGGCACCCAGCAATGCCCGGACATACGGCTGGTAATTTTCGGCCAGGTCCGCCAGTTTCTCCAGATCGCCTTCGGACAGAGCGGCTATCAGCCGAGCAACGCCCCGCACACAATCGTCAGGTGATGTTGCCGGAATCTCACGGAGCAATTTGAGCGCGTCAAGGATCAGCAGCAGAGGAATGTTCTCCCGTGTGATTGCATTAGGCTGTACAAGGAAGGACACGCTGTATTCGCCCCGTTTCATAGGCCGGCGGTATTTGTTCGTGCCTATCGTAATGGCCGATGTGATCTGTGTCGTCAACCCCAACTGCGCAAATGCTGCCGTACCGGTCATATAGCCGATTGGCTTGCCGTTACGTTCCAGAAGGTCCTTGACCACCTCTGCCACCGGAGGCTTCAATGTGCCGAACACCGTCTGTTTAGGCTTGTAGTACCGTCCTTTGGCAATCTTGCAGATAGAGCCTTCTGCCACCAGACGGCTGAGTGCCTTGACCAACGCAGGCTGGTACTCCGGCAGCACATTGAAATCGGCAATGGTAAGCACCTTGCCCGGAGGCGTGGCGTCCAGTATTTCCTGTACCTGTTTAGTAATCACCATAATCGAATCGTTTTGTTCCGGATGCAAATATAAGAAAAGTCTTGTTTTTTACTGCAAAAACATGACATTTATTTTCGTCTGAATCAAAATAATCAAGTCCAACAATATCCGAGGCGATCAGAACCACAACCCAATAAAAAAGCTATAAAAAATGGAAGAAAGCAAAGAGTTACAAGGATTCTACAAGATATTCCGTGCAGTCGTCTATGTGTCGGTTCTGCTGGAGTTCTTCGAGTATGCCATTGACCCGGCAGTATTCGACCAGTGGGGCGGCATACTGACTGACATCCACGGACGTATCAAGCGATGGACGATCTATCAGGACGGCCATCTCGTGTACAGCAAGATAGCCACGATACTGCTGATCTGCATCACCTGTATCGGTACGAGGAACAAGAAGCATCTGGAGTTCAACGCCCGCAAGCAGGTGATTTTTCCCCTGACCGGCGGACTGCTTCTGCTTGTCCTGTCCGTATGGCTGTTCGGACATCCGATGGAAATGCGGCTCTATACGCTGCCGCTGAACCGTATCCTATACATGGCGGCTTCGCTCGTGGGAGTGATACTGGTACATATAGCCCTGGACAATATCTCCAAGTTCATCAAGGAGGGCCTGATGAAGGACCGCTTCAACTTCGAGAACGAGAGTTTCGAGCAGAGCGAAGAGATTCAGGAGAACAAATACAGCGTGAATATCCCGATGCGCTACTATTACAAGGGGAAGTTCCGCAAGGGATGGGTCAGTATCAGCAACCCTTTCCGCGGGACGTGGGTCGTGGGAACTCCCGGCTCGGGTAAAACATTCAGTATCATTGAACCGTTCATCCGTCAGCACAGTGCCAAGGGGTTTGCCATGGTTGTATATGACTATAAATTCCCGACACTTGCCACGAAACTTTACTACCATTACAAGCTGAACGAGAAACTTGGAAGAGTTCCCAAGGGGTGCAAGTTCAACATGATCAACTTCGTGGACGTGGAATACAGCCGTCGTGTCAATCCTATTCAGGCAAAATACATCAACAACCTGGCGGCAGCCAGTGAGACGGCGGAAACCCTGCTCGAGTCATTGCAGAAGGGCAAGAAGGAAGGTGGCGGCGGAAGCGACCAGTTTTTCCAGACATCCGCTGTGAACTTCCTTGCTGCCTGCATCTATTTCTTTGTCAATTACGAACGGGAGCCGTATGACAAGGACGGAAACATGCTGTATGCGGAGAAACGTCAGGACCCGGAAACCAAATTCTGGAAGCCGACCGGAGTCGTGCGTGACAAAGAGGGCGGCAACATCGTGGAGCCGGCCTACTGGCTGGGAAAGTATTCGGACATGCCGCACATATTATCGTTCCTGAACGAAAGTTATCAGACCATCTTTGAGGTACTGGAGACTGACAACGAGGTGGCACCGCTGCTCGGGCCGTTCCAGACTGCCTTCAGGAACAAGGCCATGGAGCAGTTGGAAGGTATGATCGGTACGCTGCGTGTCTATACGTCCCGTCTGGCGACCAAGGAATCGTACTGGATATTCCACCGTGACGGGGATGACTTTGACCTGAAGGTGAGCGATCCGAAGAACCCGAGCTACCTGCTCATCGCCAACGACCCGGAGATGGAGAGCATTATCGGTGCGCTGAACGCCCTTATCCTGAACCGTCTTGTCACCCGAGTGAATACAGGCCAAGGGAAGAACATCCCGGTGAGCATCATCGTGGACGAGCTGCCGACGCTGTATTTCCACAAGATAGACCGACTGATAGGAACTGCCCGAAGCAACAAGGTGAGCGTGACCTTGGGATTCCAGGAGCTGCCGCAGCTGGAGGCCGACTACGGCAAGGTAGGTATGCAGAAGATCATCACGACCGTGGGTAACGTGGTCAGCGGTTCGGCCCGCTCGAAAGAGACACTGGAATGGCTGTCGAATGACATTTTCGGTAAGGTCGTGCAAGTGAAGAAGGGCGTGACCATTGACCGTGACAAGACCAGCATTAACCTGAACGAGAACATGGACAGTCTGGTGCCGGCATCAAAGATTTCCGATATGGCAACGGGATGGATATGCGGGCAGACAGCGAGGGACTTCGTGAAAACCAAGACCGGCGTAGGCGGCTCGATGAACATTCAGGAGTCGGAAGAGTTCAAGACCACAAAGTTTTTCTGCAAGACGGACTTCGATATGGGAGAGATAAAGAAAGAGGAAGCCGCGTATGTGCCGCTGCCGAGATTCTACACCTTCAAATCGAGGGAGGAACGGGAACGCATCCTGTACAAGAACTTCGTGCAGGTGGGTCAGGACGTGAAGGAGATGATCAAGGATGTGTTGAACAAACGGGGTGCGAAATGAAGCACGTAAGGATGTTTGTCATCATACTGCTGGTATCTGCAGTGGCAACAGTCTATGGGAAGGAAAGGCATGGGACAGAAACGGGAACTGCCCAACTGTCCATATACAAGCTGCCACCGCTGGAGAGGGCAATCAGATGCACGAAATACTATGAGGGTTGGCATGGTGAGAAAAAACATTGGCCCTATGTGGGATGGGGTCATAAGGTTCTTCCCGGAGAGAGTTTTACCAACGACATCACAAAAGCTCAGGGAGACTCCATCCTGCGAGCGGACATGATGAAACTTTGCCGTCTGTTCAGCAGATTCGGGCGTGATTCTACGTTGCTCTCGTGTCTTGCCTACCAGGTAGGCCCGTACCGGCTTTTAGGTAGCAAAGACTTTCCCAAAAGCAAGCTGATACAAAAACTGGAAGCCGGAAACAGGGATATTTACAAGGAGTACATTTCCTTCCGCTGCTATAAAGGCAAGGTAGTTCCGAGCATCGAGCGGAGAAGGAAGGTGGAATATCTGCTGCTTTTTGAAGAGTAAAAAAGAAGGGAGAATCTTTCGGTGTATTTCCGTCAATTTTCCAGGATAGAAAAGAAATATTTCACAAAAGCGAGAGAACAAGCCTATTACCGCCGATATCCTGAAAAAAAAGGATAAAAAATATTTCTGGCTTCAGTTACTATTGCCGCTTGGTCTGTGGCTGATTGATTTGTGTTTAATCTTCTGGCTTTTTACTTGGTATCATTGAATGGAATATGGAGAAAAGAAGACATGAATATAATCAGGGAAAGAAGGATGCTGTTCTGCCGTTTCAACATGCAGTTCCTGCTGCCTTGACATTAACAAATACAGATTATCAAATGAAAACAACCCGCATCATGAACAAGATTATCATTTATCTGAGTGCCGTATTGCTGCTGTGCAGTTGCGGCAGTGCAAGACATTATGCAGCGTTTCAATATGACAACGGAGACGACTATGTAAGTGAAGGACTGTACCGCATAGTGGACCGGAAAGGGCGTATCGGTTACGCAGACGAGACAGGCAAGACCGTCATCCGTCCTCGTTTTGCCTTCGGCTATCCATTCGAGGGTGGCAAGGCGAAAGTCACCGATTCGGGGGAACGGAAAGAGGTGGCAGGCTCCGGCAGCGAGCACTGGTATTGGGAAAGTGATGACTGGTACTACATTGACAAACAAGGGAACCGGTGTGAGAATCAAGATACAGACAAGGACAAAACACATCCATAACACAGCAATAACCCCGGAGGTTCAGATGCGAGCCTTCGGGGTTAGCCTATAAGTACAGTACTTCCTCAATTGCCAAATCCGAATGACATGGCTGCCTGTTCACAGAAGCGTGCATATTCCTCTTTGTCAGTTCCGCTTTCAATATGGCGGTCTATCAGTTCTCCCAGTTCATCGAAGCAGACTTCGTCACTGAGGCACTCTATGTCTGTCCCGTTCCGGAGATATACTTCATAATAGTCCGAGCCGTTCAGACAGATCAGCACTTCCCCTTGGAAGAGTCTTCCGTTTACATGGAATTTCAGTCCCGGCAGGTCATTGAATACTGTTGCCATAAACTCCCCGATGCCCCATGACATAAGGACCGGCGTGTCGGTCATCGTTACCAGCTGTTCGCGAATTGTCGCAGCCACTCTCATTACATACTCTTTATCCATAATCTTGATTTTTAATAGATTTATATATTCATTTTATTCAAACCATTCCGGGTTGTCTTCTTTCAGCATCTCAACCAGCTCGTCATCCGGCAGCTCAAGACTTCCGGCATCGGTGAAGAAAAAAATCTCATCGTATAATTTCTCAGCCTCCTTACTCGCAAAGCCCTCGTTCTCGCTGTCGAAACTACCGGGCTGGAGTGCGTCAAGCAAACCTGTTGAGCCGATAAGGAGTTCTTCACCTTCATTTGATTTCACCACACGGCAAGAATAAGTTCTGCCGGCAAATTCCACCTCTTTCTTTTTCATCGGTCTATCACTTTAATGGTATGTTTCTCCCGTGTTCTTTCAGGTACTCCATGATACATTTCGCTTCCTCGTGCGAAGCCATATTGCGTTCGTCGTACCTGCGGCTGTCATCCGCCATAACCTTGATGCACTCTTTAATCAACCTATACAGGCTTTGCTGCAGTGTCGGGTGCATGGTCGGTATTGCTGCTGCAAATCGAGCCGGATTGAAACTGTAATTGTTGACTGCCATTTCCCAGTCTTTAGCGAGACGGTACTCTCTGCTTTCTTTGATGTCCTTGTCCATAATTCTGATATTTAACGATTTTGTTTTTCTTCCCTCTGTTCGGCCTCCTTTTCGGAGGAGCCGCTTCGGGATTTACGGTGCATCGATAGACGGTCGTCAAAGCCTCTCCCGATGTTTTTTCCTGCCAATTACTCTTTCAGAGAAAGGAAGAATTTGCAGGAAATGCACTTCAAAACGGAGGGAACAGGCTCGACCGCCTACATTCGCACCAGTAAAGTCCACGCGGCGACGGGAAGGACGACGAAAGAAGAAATGACTCTCATGTCAATACAAGAGGGAAAATAGAAAGGGATAAGGGTGGTGGCGGGGGCTTATGACGGACGGCGTTAAAACAGGTGCCGCTATAAAGGTTCCCGGAGCGGCCGATGGCAGAATACGGCCCGTGCCGGATTCCGTCATCAGCCACAGATCCGGACCGGAGTGCTTACAGCAGCCCAGGGCTGCCGTCGTGCATGAAGGTTTTATAACAGTCTCCGCCTGGCGCACATGAGGGCGGCAGTATAACGGGATTTGCCGTGAAAAGAGATGCTGTCAAAGCATCCCTTCGTCCGCGTAGCTCAGATAGCCTGTATCCGAGAGGATGATATGGTCAAGGAGAGTGATGTCAAGGATTTCGCAGGCTTTCTTGAGTTTGCTTGTGATGGCATTGTCACTGGAGCTGGCCACCATGTTGCCTGACGGGTGGTTGTGGCTGAGGATTATGCCCGAGGCATGGGCCAGAAGAGCCGTCTGCAGGATGATACGGACATCCACAACGGTCTGGCTGATGCCGCATTTTGATATGCAGGAGAGTCCGAGAAGCCTGTTGGCTTGATTGAGGAACATCACCCAGCATTCCTCATGATGCTGCATACATTCATCGTATGCCTCCTTGAAGATGTCGTAGCTCACTCTGGAGGAGTTTACCAAGGTACGTTTTGCAGCATCGGCATCCTTGTAATTTACTGAAATCTGAGGGAAAGAAAATGTATTCATAATAACGAAGATTTAAGGTGAAACAATTTTTTTCGCCCGTGCACAGCTCTGTCTGGACTTCGTGCAAGATTTTGGGAAAGAATACTATCCGCAGGATTGGAGATTGTTTCCCAAATTCACCCGGATCTTGCGTTTGTCCGGAAAGATGCTGTAACTTCGCTGAAAACAAATGTTGAGACTACCGGGGTATTATAAGAGGTCCGGCTATAAAGGTTATCCGGGCCGGCCGATGACGGAAGACCGCCCGTGCGGCCTGTAGGAATCAGCCAGAACCCGGTCCGTACTGTTTCAGCAGACGGAGACTGCCGAAAGACAGGGAGGTGTATAAAAAAGGTCAGGCGGCGCCGGTCTGCCTCCGGCACTCAACAGAAAAGCAGGACGGATTTCTCCGCCCTGCATCTGAAATCAACTATGAATTATGGTCAAGCAGCAACCTCTTGGGATTGAGGTTGTTTTTCGTTGTCCGCATCGGCTTCAGTCTGCTCTGCTTCCTGTTTGGCCTGTTCCTGCACCAAAAGGACGGCTTTCTTTTCTTCGATGCGCTGATGTCTTTTTTCGTAAACTTCATTATGTCCGTTCTCGATGTCGGCAAGTCTTTCCGGCATGTGTTTTCCTGCAAATTCAAGCAACATGTCGGCTATGGCGTTGCTTCCGTATGCGTTCTTGAAATTCTCAATCAGGAAATCCCTGCGGATGACGGCTTTTGCCTTTGGGGTAAGATTGGCCACAATATTTGTCTTGTCCTCGTTGGACAGATAGGGCGAATGTTCTCCCTCTATGCCAACGGCGGCAAAGTGTTCCTTTCTCAACGATGAAAGCAGGAAGAAATAAATCATCTTTTCTTCGTCAGCCCCGAACTTGGTTTCGGTCATATCCACTTCCAAAATCTGTTTTTTGGTATCTTCCACGGTCTTTTCCCTGGCAATCTCCTTGTTTCGCTTGTCCTGCTTGTCCAGTTTTTCAATCGGGGAAAGCTGTTCCTGTCCTGCCTGTTGTCCACTGACGGCATTCATCATGGAATTCTCCACATAACATTTGACAATGTCTTCGTTCCCAATCCGTGCGAAGAGCGATATTTCGCCTACTTCTGCCCTGCGTACAAGTTCCTTGCCCTCTTCCATATAATCGTTCATATCCTGCTCATACTCAACCTTAGCTTCCTTATATTCGTCTTCCGTATCATATTCTCCGGCTTCAGGCTCTTCGGGAAGTGTCGGGTAGTCTTTGTATCTGCATTGCAGTGCCACAACCTCATAGCCCATTTCCTTGAGGCGATTAACCGCATCCGCATTATAGCAATATGCGTCATGGCTTAGAGATAGTGCAGGATAAGCCTTAATGGTCTCTATTGCCTTTTCCGTCAAAAATGCGGCATTCATTTCATCAAGACAGCCTTTGTTGGCGCATTTTCCGCATGTTCCCTCACAGAACAATGTCATGTTGTTGGTATTATGGGGGCATGACAGGCAAAGGGTCTTGTCAAAGTTGTAGCGTTCAAGGTCTGTCGTGAAGTGGCGCTCGATGTTCTTTGCCACCTCGGTCGCTTTCATGCCTCGCCAACTGCCAAACATGATACCCTCTTTCAAGTGCTTGTCGAAAACCTCTCTCTGGATGTCCTCGCCATATCGGCAAATTTCGCTTGCCACGCTGATAGTGATTTCATCCTTTTCCAACAATTCTGCTATTTCGGGGATAAGGGAGACGAACTTCAGTCGGGTGCGGATATAGGTCTCGTTCTTGCCGAACTGCATGGCCAAAGACTGAATGTCGTGCCGTCCGCTTTCTATCAGCCTCTGATAGGCGTTTGCTTCCTCGATAGGGGTTACATCCTTGCGTTGCAGGTTTTCCGTCACCGCCATTTCTTCGGCGGTCTCGTCCGAAACATTCAGAACGATTGCCGGAATTTCTTCCAGTCCTGCCATGAGTGAGGCACGATACCTGCGTTCCCCGAATATGATTTCAAAGCGGTTCTCCGCAATGGGACGCACCCCGATAGGCTGGAGGACGCCCTGCTGACGGATGCTTTCCGCCAATTCCGCAAGGCTTGCTACATCAAAATTCTTGCGTGGGTTATAGTTACTCGGCTGAATATCTGCCAAAACTACTGATACGATGTTCTTCTCTGCTACTGATTGAATGTTCATTGTTTCCATAATTCATAAATTTTGATTTGTTATACATTGATTTTCTGATTACTGCTATTCCTGTTGGTTGGTGTCATACTCGTACATTTGCGTATTGTCGTACCCCCCGAACGATAGCCGGAACGTGTCGAAGTCTTTCCTGCCGGCCAGCCTTACGGTATCGTTCTTTCCGATGAAATAGGGTTCAAGCATTGTCCGGAACGGTGCGCCGAGCGTAGTCCTGTCTGCCAATGTGCAAACCTTGTCGGGTTGTTGGGGCATGATATAGCCCAGTGCATATTCGTTGTAAACTACCAATCTTATTTTATCCAT